CATCCGAAATATTATTCCTCACATTACTGATACTGCAAACAATATCCTTGGATCTATGACAGGCGGAACTATGGGAGTGGAATTTGTGATGGAACGTACCGTCAAAGGTAAAGACGGTGACAGAGCTACCCTGGATGTACTAATCAATGAGTACGGAAGGACAACTCTCCCATATGCTTCAAAATCCGGAGGAGAAAAGGTAAAGGCTTCACTTGCCATTATCCTTGCACTGTCTGAGATTAAAGCAACCTCTGCAGGTATCCAGCTTGGAATGCTGTTTATAGATGAACCTCCATTTCTTGATGATGATGGCACCCAGGCCTATGTAGATGCACTGGAAACAATCAGACAGAGATATCCAGATGTAAAGATCATGGCGATTACCCATGATGATGCTATGAAAGCCCGATTCAACCAGTCTGTAACGGTAATCAAAACAGAAGACGGCTCCAAGGTTATTTACTAAGGAGGCACGTATGGGCAAAAGATACTATTGGCTTAAGCTGCCGGATGATTTCTTCCGGCAGAAGCCTATCAAAAAGCTTCGTAAGATCGCAGGAGGCGATACATACACAATTATCTATCTCAAGATGTTGCTGATATCCCTGAAAAATGAGGGAAAACTCTTCTTCGATGGAGTAGAAGAGAATTTTGCGGAAGAAGTTGCACTTGAACTGGACGAAGAAGAGGAAAATGTAAAAGTTACAGTTCGGTTCCTCATGGCACAAGGGCTCCTGCAATTGATAGACGAAAGTGAATATGAACTTACAGAATGCTCCAGAATGGTAGGATCTGAAAGCGCAAGTGCTGAAAGAATGAGACGTCTTAGAGATAAAAAAGCGTCACAATGTGACATTGGTGTGACGCAACAGTTACACCTCAGTGACGTAGAGAAAGAGATAGAGATAGAGAAAGATAAAGAGATAGAGAATAAATACATTTGCCCGGAGGTGAACTCCGGACAGCCGCAACCGAAGGTGGAGATAGAGCCAGTTGCGGAGAACAGGACGAAGGTGGAGATAGAGCCATCCTGTTCAAAGGCTGAGTTGAAGGTGGAGACAGAGCCGGCTCAGGCGGATGTATTTATCAAACTGCCGTTGATCAATGGGGATGATTACCTGGTGACAAAAGAATATGTCAAAGAGCTTAAAGAACTATATCCGGCAGTTGATGTTGAACAGGCATTGCGCAGTATGCGAGGATGGTTGGATTCAAACCCGAAAAATAAAAAGACTCCGAGGGGGATTAAGAGATTTATTACAGGCTGGATATCCAGAGATCAGGACAAAGCGCCTCGTGTGCCAGATAAGCCAAAGCCTGTTTCTCAAAACCGCTTTAATAATTTTCACCAGAGAGATTATGACTTTGCAGAGTATGAAAGGCAGTTGTTGAAACGTGAATGAAGAAAAGATTACAGGTACTGAAAAAGAATTTTTGAATGTATTCAAACAGCTTTGCATCAGCAGAAGTTCATGGCAAGTCTGGGCCGATCTTATGGCGGCAATGGCCTGCACACTGGCGAATTCAGTCAATAAAACACTCCCGGCATATGCAGAGCGGGAAAAAGAGTACACGGAGTGTATTGAACGTCTTGGCGGAGTAGAGAAACCGGCAAAGTGTTTTGCGATTGTCGTAGAGGCGCTGGAAAGAAATCCAGATCAGGATTTCCTCGGAAGATTGTATATGAGTCTCGAACTTGGAAATCACTGGAAAGGACAGTTTTTTACACCGTATGATGTCTGCAGATGCATGGCAGAGATAACGATACAGGACAATATACAAAACCTGCAGAACAAAGAGTGGGTATCTGTTAATGATCCTGCCTGCGGAGCCGGAGCAACACTTATAGCAGCGGCGAATACATTTCGCCGGAAAGGATTTAATTACCAGACCCAGGTGCTGTTTGTTGCAAATGATATCGATCGGGTAACTGCGCAAATGTGTTTTATACAGCTGTCGCTTCTTGGTTGCCCAGGATATGTAGCAGTTGCAAACACACTATCAAATCCAGTGGCAGGCAATGTGCTTATGCCGGAGGAAAGACCTGGACAGGAATTCTGGTATACACCGTTTTATTTCAGGAAAGAGTGGAGCATGAGACGGCAGCTTCAGATATTTGAACGGCAGTTTGGGGCTTTGTTTAAACCAAAGCTGGAACCCAAAGTTGAAAATATAATATTTCATTTCGATTTTGAAAAAGGAGAGTACAAATGTCAGAACAGTTAAAACAGGAATTGGATACTACTGAAATCGACCGTTTAGAGACGAAAACGGACATAGACAGTAAAACGATAGGGCAGGACGAAACAGAACTGCCAGAGGGCAAATTAGAGGACGAGAGCGGCAATGAATCAAAGGAAGAGGATACAGTCCCAATGGGAAAAGCTTCTCTGGCCGACATTGTTTCCGGACTTCCGGCTCCGACGGAAGAAGAAATCAAAGCGGCAGAAGTTGAAAATGCAAAGTCGGTAAAGCAGAAAGCAAAAGAAAAACTGGAAACTGAAAAGAAAAAGGCTACTCAGAAGAATTTTGCAGATCCGATAATTACTTATTTGCTGAAACGCTGTGAAGAAGACCAGGGACTTGCAGAGGATGTAATGCAGGATGGAAAGACTTGGAACAAATGTTTTGACTACATTGTCAATCAGGCCAGAAAACAATCTAATGGCAAAAGCACAGCTGTTGAAGATCGTGTTGTGTACGAATGGGCTGAGGATTACTACCACAAAGAGGAAAAACCTGAACCAGACAAGAGAGCAGGCGCGTCAAAACCGACTAAGAGGAAAAATGCCAAAGCTGCATCTAAGAAGCAGAAAGGCGAACCAGAAAAAGCTAAAGAAGTAACAACGTCTGTTCCAGAGCCGGCCCCTGAAAGAAAAGAAGTGGTTAAGCCAGAAAAGAAAGAAAAACCAAAGAAAAAAGAAACAGCAGACAAGCCATCTATGGATGGTCAGATGTCCCTGTTCGATCTTCTGTAGGAGGCGCCGAGATGGATAAAAGAAAATTATCAAAAATACCACAGGAAACAGCTTCTGATGAAATGCTCAAGTTTGCTGAAAGAGCAACAGGTACACATATTGTTACATGCACAGAAATTGAGAAAGATCTTCTGATGCTGATGTTTTATCCGGTTAAGGGCCTGAAAAAAGGAAAACGTGAAGCACGAATCCGAACATTTTTTTCAAAGACTGACTATATAACACAAGACCTGTCTGTGAGCAAAGTGAAATGGTTGACTGCGGCACTTGACAGAATGGACTGCATTGGCGAGTTCTATGAATATCATTACGATTGGGATACGGAAAAAAGAACATATATTCCTAAAATGTTCTTCTGGACTGATGGCGATCTTGAAAGAGTGAAAAACTTTTTTAAAGAGTGGGCTTATGAGAATGATGAATTGGAGTGGACTGCGGTAAATCGTTTTCAGGAAATGATCAAACAACAACGGTTGGATGAAAAACACGCTAAAGAGACAAATCCTATCGACAAAGTAATGGAAACAGTTAAAGAAGTGCCGGAAAGCTTCAAGAAATGGACATCAGAAAAAGCAATGTCATTTAGTAGATATCTGGTTTATTCAGCAAATTCTAAAAAGACAGCAGTAGTGCATTGTACACATTGTAAAGGCACCACGATAGTAGATCGAACCAAGATTCGCCTTAGAAATAACGAAAAGGGAACCTGCCCGCTTTGTGGAAGCCAGGTCACTATTAAGGCAAAAGGGAGAATGCCAAGAATTTGCGACGAGAGAACGGTATCTTTCATTGAACCAAGAGAAGATGGCTTTTTGTGGAGATATTTCAGAATAAGAAGATGGATAGGAGATAAAGGGACTGATGTACAAGATCATTTATATGAGATTGTGAGAACATTTTATAAGTTTGCTCCAGACGGAACTCCCTGCACTAATAGCTATGAATGGCGTGAATATAAACAGAGCGGACATATACGATGGTGCCCGAATGAGGGATTTATAAATTATATGGATTGTATCTTATATCCTGATAATCTTCCAGAAGCATGGAAGAAAACACCGATGAAATATTCGGCACTGGAAATCCTGTCAAAAAACAAACCGACGACACAAATTTATTATCCGAAAGCTGTTCAGAAATATAAAGATTTTCCACAGCTTGAATGGTTTATAAAAATGGGACTATATAATCTGGCGTTATATCTGATCAATGATGTGTATGGTCATGCGTTTGTAAATCGTGATTTCCATAGAACCAGAGGAATTTACAAAAAAGGAAAGACGATATTTGAAATCTTAGGGCTCACAAAAGAAAATACCAGAATATTACAGAAGCTGGATGGGGATATAGATGAGCTGAGACTATTGCAGGAAGCGCAGGACTCAGGATACAACTTAAAAGCAGATGAATTGGAACGGTTTTATAAGATATTTGGATGCAACACGACACTGATAAGAAAAGAAAACCGGAAAGCCAGCATTCATAAGATCTGCAGGTACATAGAACGTGAAGGTACAGAATACAGAGTAGGAGACCAAGGAAATTGCTGGCAATATTCTTATATGCGCCATAAGGAAAGACCGGACGTCAGAGAAGAGAGAATTCAAAACTGCGCAAAGGACTGGTTGGACTATCTGAACTGGTGCAAAGAACTGAAATACGACCTCAACAATATGTTCTTCTATTTTCCGAAGAATTTCAAGAAAGTTCATGATCGGACAGCGGCTGAATATCAGGCATTACAGGATAAAAAAGCAACAGAAGAGAAACGCCGGGAGGAAGAACGTGTAAAACGAGAAGCAGAGGTTATGAAAAAGCTTCTGGATGAAATGCTCAAAGAGAATGCTGGCATAGATAATGCTTTCCTGATAAAAGGAAAAGAATTGATATTGAGAGTGCCAAGAGATGCGCAGGAAATCAAGAATGAAGGAGCTGCACTTCACCATTGCGTTGGAACCTATGTTAACCGAGTAGCCAAAGGGCAGACCCACATCTTCTTTGTGCGCAGAGTGGAAGAACCTGATACGCCATATTTCACAATGGAATATAACAAAGGTCGAGTGATTCAGTGTAGAGGAAGCCATAACTGCGAAATGCCGCAATCGGTAAAAACTTTCGTAGCTGCATTCGAGAAGTTGATGAAAGAGCGGGAAGAAAAAATGGAAAGGAAGTGTGGGTAATGGCAAAGCAGATTATCAGAAGCATCAGAAAAGGTTCTGTGCAGTGGAATGAAGAGGACAGACTGCAGATGGTTTCCATGCTGGCGAAAGCAGGGTATGCAGTGCAGGTTGTGAGAAAAGAAGTTCCGGCCGGAGAGACCAGAAAAACAACCCAGTATGAATATGTGATTGAGTACGGAGAGAGGGTGGAGTAATGATTGCTATGAAACCTGTATCAAAAACAGGAATTGTTATTCGATACAATTTCGTGAAGTTGGAACATGAATACCATTATTGCCCGGCTTGCGGTGGTACGTTGAATGCTGGACCAGATTACTACCCTGATTTTTGCGAGAAGTGCGGACAGGCACTTGATTTTTCCGGAACAGAATGGAAAGAAGATAGACAGATAGGGTTCGTAGAACCAGAAGCCGTGTAAGAAAGGAGATAGAATGGCTAAGAAAAGTTGCAGAAGAACAATGGATGAAAATAAAATCCATGAGAAAGCAGTAAAAATGAGAAAAAAGACAGATGAACAGCTGGTTCATTATGTGGAAGACAGAGTGGAGAAAGCCAGAAGCGAAGGATTCAACGAAGGCAAGGCTTTAGCTAAAAATACAACAAAGGAGTTTATTGTATTGCTTCAGCAGAATAAGATTCCGGGAATCGGAGCGGTAACGATCAATAAGCTGTTGAAAGTGACAGGTGAGCATGGATACTTATAATCGTTCAATCAGAGGGCTTAAAAGCAGATCAAACGGCGAATATTTTGAAAGAATGATTATTGCAGCTTCCCGGTTCTATGAGGACCGGGGGATAGCTGTTATAGATAAAACCCCTGAAGCTTTTAAAGTGATCAAGCCGTATAACAGAGACAGAGGCCAGTTCATATGTTGTTTTACACAACAGGCTCAACCGGATTTTAAAGGCGCCCTGATGGACTCTACAATGGTTCTGTTTGATGCGAAACATACAGATAAAGGCCAGATCAGTCGGAATGTTGTGACAGAAGAGCAGGAGGAATGCTTTGAACGTTACATGAAGATGGGGGCCATGTGCTTCTTGGTAATATCCCTCGAATTCGAGGAGTTTTACAGGGTTCCATGGATTGTATTCAGAGACATGAAAAAAATCTACGGACATAAGTATATGAATCGTGAGGAACTGGCGCCTTATAGAGTTAAATATAACAACGGAGTT